GAAGCTGGTTCAGAGGCTTGATCGCTTTGTGCAACCAACCAATGACCATCGTAGACTTTGCATCCAATAAGCCAGAAGGCACGAATACGATGGAATCTGTTGCAATGCGTGTGCCCTGATTGACGCTCGCGGTATAAGACTGCGCGGTCAATCCACGATCATTGAACACATAGTATTCGGAGATGGCTTTGATGTACTCTATGCCAGTTTTTGGATCGCGGTCCTTGAGGATTTCGCGGACCTTGCGAATTTTGCGGGGATCAATGTAACGGAGTTCTTGCACACCTTCTTTAGGCTTGGCTTTGTCAATGACTACTTGGAAATACAAGCGTCCATCCACATACCAACGCTTAAACAAGTCTTCTCCCAAATCTTGGAAGGACAAGAGCGTTTTCATTTTATTGAAACTCTCTTGGATCTTTTTCTTGATGGCGGCCGATACGTCTAGTTTATCCAGGTTGAGGGTGAGTGTTTCCCCATCATCGTCTTCTGTGACAGCTTCGGTGATGATTTCTTCAATTGCTTCGGAACACTCTGGGTGGAGTGACATTTCGCGGTAACGAGTAATCAGTTCCAGTTCATTGCGAACGGAACCTTCCAGGTCCACATACGTACCGTAATACGCACCCTGGGTAATCGTAATCGCGCCGTCGTCTATCTTTTCTTGGGGGATGACCAGAGTTTGTTGGTCGGGATTTTCAATTTTTGTTACGTCAGGAGTTTTTCCCAACGAATAGCCAAAGAGGGACCATGCCATTATATTACCACCTTCGTTGTTTGTGGGTTATCATAATAAATTCACAAAAAGTGAGGGGGACCCTGTCGGGCGTCCCCCCCGATTCATTAAACGATTACTGTATTGTCCTTGGCAACGCTGGTGAAATACTGGTATGCCAAAGTGACGCTGAATTCTTCAATCGTGTCGTTGGAACCCCAATCAACGTCGATCTGAGACACGTCAACAGGGAAGATACCTTCAAACGTGTACTGCTTGAGGACTTCACCCGTCTTGCTGAACTGCTTGACAAATGCTTGTGTGGAATAGCCGAGGGAGTTACCTGCCCACTGGTCACGAACGTTCGTAACATGGCGGTTCATGCCGTTCATCCACTTTTCAAAGGCATTGCGTACTGCAAAGTCTTCGTCATTGAGGATAGAAAGCGTCCACTCAGGGAATGTTCTGTTACCGGCAAGCTTCGTCTCACGTCCAAAATAGAACACTGGAACGTGTCCGATTGTGGAACCTGGCATTGAAGCGGTTTTGCACATAAACGTTAGCTTCCTGGCAGCGTTGCCTGGATTGATAAACGTTGGGAATGTCATTTGCACTTCAAACAGGTTTGGACGAGCACCGTCTCCCTGCATCTGTGATCTAAATTCGTATACATTGAATGGCATTGTCAGTCTCCTCTGTTCTATTGACTATTTAGCCAACTGATTAAAACTTACCAACGATTTCGTCAAAGCTGACACCCGTTCGGACTGCCACAAAGTTCAACTGAATGAAGTTGATTGAGCGAGCAGGCTTGATGTAGATATCTCCAACGAAGCTGTTGCTGTCAATCACCTGTGGGGTGTTGTTGGTTTCGTCGGCTACCACGCGGTAGTCAAAGATACCTCGGCGTCCCTGCACGTCACGGAGGAAAGGATTAACCATGGCAAGGAATGCAGCACGGGTGAATTCATCGTTGAATTCAAACAAGCTGAACTTTGATGCTCTGGCAATTGCCTTTTCCAAGACGATGAAGAGTCTGCGAACGTTGATTCTGTCAAATGCACTTGGCTTGCTCAACAATGTCTTATCCCCGTAGAGGACTGTTCCATCTCCTGGGAAGGACACCACTGGGTTCACGCCATTCTTGTACAACTGATCGCGTTCTGCCTGGGATGGGTTCCAAGCCAACTTCACTACGTTCTTGATCTGTCCTCGGTCAAAACCTGCTGGTGAGAACCAAGGGTCACGGGTCGTGTCTGTACGGACGCACAATCCAGCGATATCTCCGTTCATTGGCAACCAACGGTAGGTATCGTTGTACTTGTCGTACTGGTACTTCCAGTTTGAATCCATCACAGCGTAGCTGGATGAAGTGAGCATATTGCGGTCTCCCACAACATCATCAGCTTCTCCACCAATGTTGTCCACAACTGAACCACGCAATGGGCTGACGAATGCGACACAATCCTTTCGGACTTCTGCAATGTTCTGGATCACGTACTGTGCCACGTTGAGGTCGGCTTCTCCGGTCACGAGCAAGCTTACGTCCACCACGTCGGCGTTCACGAACGCATCCCATGCGCGTTCAAAGTCGCCCTGGGTCACTGCCTGATCTGCTCCGTTTGCCAATGAATTCGTGAGAGGAACGAGCGTATCGGTGAAAGTTGTGCTTGCCACCGCGTTGCCCCAGTTTGTTCCGTTCGCATCGTGGTCGCCCCAGTAAATCCACTTGGACTTATTGAAGATCACGGTTGGGTAGTAAATTGACGTTCCATCGTTGCTCTTGGCATCTGATCCCTTAGAGACGAATGGGTACTTTTCAAGGATTTCGCCACGGACTCCGGTGATCTGTCCGTCTTCGTCCACAACCACGACATGCAATTCATCCATTGATCCGTTGCGGGCCGCTGCGTAATCCGAGGTGCCTGGAGCACCATCAAATGAATCCGCATACTCCCACTTGCGTAGGATGGTCGTTGTGCTGTCGTTGGCAATAGGAGTGGTCAAACCAGAGACGAGGAATATTGCGTCTGTGTTCGTACCAAAAACCTGAATGTATGGGTTGCTGCCAAGCTTCACATAGTCGCCTGCGGTCACATAGGAACTTGGATCGCCTGTTATAGAGATTTCGGTATTTCCCACGTCACCTTCCACTGCGAAGAGTGCGTTAAGCTGAGTCACGTTGCTGGAGAATGCGTTTGCGCTTCCGCATACTGAGGTCTTGAGCGTGTTGCCAAAGGAACCTGCGTAACGGGCTGCGAATGCTCCGAAGTCTCCTGCTCCACTGTACCAGTTCGCTTCGTATTGGGCTTCGTTCTTGATCTGGAGGACTGCATCTGGACTCGTGTTGGCAACGGCGTTAAATGAACCAGTGTTGGCAGCGCGGCTGACGCGAAGCTGGTTGCCATATGCCAAGAAGTTTGATGCCGAGAAGAAGGACAAGAAAGTGTTGCCATTTGGCTTACCAAACCATGCTGCGAGCTTCACTTCGGTGTCAACAAGCTGGCGGGTCTCAACGGGACCCCATGCGAACTGCCCCACGATTGCGCCCGTGCTGGTTGAAACGGTAGGAATAACTGTGGTCGCATCAATTTCAGATACGTTTACACCAGGGGATAGTTGAAATGACATAGTAGGCTCCTTACATGGATTATTGAACGGTTACGAGGTCAAAGGTTTTGAATCTCTATTCGTGGAGTTATTTATGAAATCAGGGATTTCTAGATACCGTGCGCTCTTTCGGCGTATTTCTTCATGGCTGCTTGCATTTCCTGGGGGTCCATCCCTCGTGAGTTCAACCACAAGTCTCCGTCCTCCACAGTGAAGGGATCGTCTAATCCGGTATCTATGATGCCGAATGGCACCAGATCATCGTCCACCATCGCGGTCTGCTCAGTTTCCAGGGCTTTCATGATGTTCAGGCTGGAACCCTGTGCTTCCCTGAAGTATTTCTGGGTCACAAGCCACGCAAACATCACCAGGGTCATCACGAGGTCATCGTGCTTCCCTTCCTCAGCCTTGTAGGTCTGAAGCTGTTGGGTGAAGGTAGAGAATTCTGAGATAGTGTCAAAGTCCTCAATGAGGAGTTTATCCTGTTCAATCAAGGTCTTGAGGTTCAGACAGCCAATACGTTTGACCGCTTCCGTCATACGCAGACCCAGACGCATGGATTTCTTATACCCGGCAGCAATCTTGGCACCAGTCTTTTGAGAAGACTCCAACTTGAAAATGTTTTCGTACTCCAAGTCATAGTGCAACATGTCCACAATCTGTTGTCCGTTGTCGTTGATTTCTACGAGGACAAACGCACGGTTGTACTTGATACCTGCGTTGTAGATCATGTTCGGGAACACCATAGGCGCGATGCTGTGACTGTGGTACTTGGCGACCCCACGGTACGGAATTTGTGAAATGTCCAGCACCCAGAAGGCACTGGCGTCTCGGTCCAACCCACGGGCAGGGTCCACGCAAATGATGTACGCATGGTTTTCCTGCGGGTGCTCATAGACTTGCCAACCATCCTCGGTGACAATTGGTGTCTTCATTGCCATCGTTGCGAGCTTGGCACCAGAAATGAGCGTGTCGGATGATCCCAAGAATTCACACAAGACTTCCTGGCGGAATTTCTGTTCACCCAAGGCACGTTTCTGTTCGTTGAACCACGCATCATCACGACCAGGCATACGATCCCAAGTGAAGCTGACCGGCACAAAGTCGTTACGTTGACTTTCTGCTTCCACCCAGAATTTGTAATAGTGGTTGAGACCGTTCGGCGTACTTGCCATGAGAATCTTGGTTTCTTTACCAGAGGACAGAGTGGGGAACGTTGAGGTAAAGAATTCTTCCGCAATGTTGTTTGGAACGTGTGCGAATTCGTCCATGAACACCATGGACAAAGAAAATCCTCGTATTGCGCTTGAGGACGTGGCGGCCGCGAGAATACGTGAACCGTTTTCCAGGGTGATGGATCGCTTGTTCCATTCCACAATGCCTTGCTGCATATAGGACGGAATGTTTTCGTACATGAGTTGGATACGGTTCAGGATTTCCTGAGCGATAGGTGCCTTGTTCGCCAGAATCGCGCAAACCTTGTGGCTCTGGAACAAGATGTACCAAATGAAGAATGCTGCGGTCGTGGTGGTTTTACCCATCTGACGCGGCAACTTGACGATGACTTTTCGTTCAGTGAAATAGGTTTCAATGATCTCCTCTTGGAAATCAAACATTTCAAAGGTAATCACACCACGATCAACGTGGACGATCTTGCAGTACGTCTTGATAAAGTACACAGGGTCAAGACTACATTTGATCCACTCGTCAATCTGTTCCTGAGAGAATTGTTCTTTGACGCCCACACGCTTCAGGCGCGGGTTCTTGAGATAGAAACGTTCAGCGACGGGCTTGATCTTGAAGCTTTCACGTTTCTTTATGGTGATCTTAACTGCCATTGTATTCCTGTGCGCTATTTGCCTCTATTTGCTTGACTTCAATGATCTTCTTCTTTTCTTCGCGCTTCAACTTAATCATGTCCTGCAAATCAGACGTGGAACCTACGAACACCGCATTTTCAATATGCACATTGCCTGTTGGTCGTGTGTCTGGATCAATCAAGATCGCTTCCTGCTGGTGGACCTGTAACAAGTCCTGGCTCAACTCCGACATGGTTTTCAAAAGGTTCGCGGCGACTTCATAGGCACGAGGGGATTTCAAATCCTTTGCGAGCGCAAGCATTTCCTTGACCGCTTCGTTCCCCTGAGAAATCATGAGTCGCACGGTATTACGTGCTTCTAACGCATCCTTCGTTACATCATTGTTCGCACTCGCTGTCACGTCATGCACCACAACGGCGGGCGGTGCAGGAGCAACAGGAACGGTAGCAACAGATGTTGAGGTAGTGGTAGTTGTTGCGGTGTTCTGCGGCGGTGGATTATCCACGTCTAGGATTTCAGATAATTTCATAATAAACTCCTATCTTACACAGTGTCGGGGAACTCAGTAATGAAAGTCGTGTACCCATAATCCGTGAATTGGTTGGCGGTGATTGGCTTCTGGTAAATCCAAATTTCAACTTCTTTCTGAGGAACAGTTTCCACGCTCTGGACTTCCCAGTGTGCTGCGGTGTCCAATCCCCATACTTCATCGTTCGCATTGAGAACCCCAGTGGTGCCGGAGAGGAACAGCGTATTGGTAGAGGTTTCCCACGCATACACGATACCCGTGATGTTACGATCTGGTATACGCACAGGTTCAGTTTCGCGGAAATCAATGGACCCATTCGCAAGCACAACCTTCTGAAGTGTCTTGTTATTTACATCGTCATAAATGTTGACGTGGACTCCACCCGTAACAGTTGCATTGGCATTCGCTACGTTGGCAGACACACCCACGATGATCGCACTGTTGCTGACAGGACCAAAGAGCCACCCCTTCATCGTGAACACTAAGTCCCAG